GGTGCCGACGTTGATCGCTAGGGCTGTGGGTATTCCGGTCCCCAGGCCAGAAATCGTGCTGAGCGCCTGCGTGCCGGTGTGGCTGGATCGATCGCGGAGCTGTGCGTCCGTGGCGTTGGCCGTGGCGCCGGGGGTGATCCCATCGAGCTTGGCCTTAAATTCCGACGCGGCCCACCATGCAGCGATGCCCTGGAACATCCGCAGCGGGTTGTAGGCCACCCTGGCTGTGCTGGTGCCTGCCTCGGCTGCGGACTGGCTGACGGTGGTGGCGCTCCATTCGCGGGAGTCGGTCAACCGTATGTCACCTTCCTGAACCGCCGTGCCGGCCAGCGCCGCCCCTGTCGTCCATGTCGCCTGGGTCGCGTTGCTCGGCAGGCTAAATCCGCTTGGGAGCCCCAGTGTGAGGGTGACACCGCCGCCCGTGTTGGTGCTGCTGGTAGTCCAACCACCAGGAACCGACAGCGCAACCGACTGCACAGGGGCAGCGGCCGCCGCTAACGCCACCACCTCCGACAGCGGCGCATCCCCGGTATTAATCGGCCCCGCCGTGCCGGTGCCAGTGCCCGCACCAGTGGCTACAAAATAAGCACCAACTGTATTTGATTCGGCGCCAATTGCTGTGAAAGAGGTATTGCCTACGCTGATAATTTGATACGCTTGCCCAACAACAAACGCCCCGGCCGTTACCGCCGCGCCGATGCGGTCCAACACCAGGCGGTCGCTGCCCTGGACGCTGCCCAGGTCTGGCAGTTGGGAAATCGTGAGCGGTGTTTGGGTCATGGCCTAGGACGGCTGGGTTTGCAGCGAACGGCCGGAGCCGGTAACCAACAACTGGCCGGAGCCGGTGCGGAGGAGGCGGGAGACTAGGGGGATAGCTATGGCTGTAATGCGGGCTAATGGAATCTTGCAAAACGCGCCATCATTGAAGCGCTGGGGCTGCATCTCAACTTTGTAGGTTTGGCCGTCTACCGTAACTGGGCTCCCATAATTTAAGCTGCCAAATAAATCAGTTTTTGCAGTCAGCAAATAATCAATTACCGTAACGTCTCCATCAAAAATAATTTCACTGTTCAAGTCGAGATAGCCAAGGCCTGTTACAGCCCCGGCTATCACGGGAACAGCGCCCATGTCCAGATCCAGAAAATCATCTAGATCGTCGAACGCCATCAGTCGCCAGGCTCAGAAGGTTTAGTCTTCTTGCCATCTTCGGGCGTGGCACCAATAACCTCCAAGGCCACCAAAGCGGCGGCTTCTTTAGCAGATAGCCGGAGGATCTCGGCGCCATCTTCATAGCGGCCCCCGTCGTGGTCAACAGGGCCATTGAGAACGGTGTAGGCGGGCATGATCAGGCGACTGCGTTTTTGATTAAGTAGCCAGCCGCCTTGGAGGCAATGGCGGGAGCTTCGCAGCTAGACACTGGGAAGCACCAGGTTTTCTCGTTGTTTTCGTAATACGCTGGCTCGCTCATTGGGTATCCATTGAGGTTGTAAGTGTACCCATAGCTAGGCGCTCCCATTTGAGCTAAAGAGGCGACTGGCCTATAAACCAACACTATATCTTTGCCCCATACATCAGAAAACACGCCAACATCGTTCGATTGAATAGCATCTCCTACCCAAACATTTTGCACGCCAAAAAGCGAAGCCAAAAGTTCCGGCGTAGCAGTGTCACGACCGGTATATTTAATCCGGTCAATGATCACAGGATGTTGGGTCAACACCTCAAAAACTGCAGCCCCCATCACTAAATCAGTTGGGCGCTTCCCAATCTGTTGCCGAATGACTTCCTTGCCATCTTTTACAACCTTAACGGGGTTGCTAGTGCCGGTAAAGTCCGAAAATTGGCTAGTGCCGGAAAGTGTAATTCTATTAGAAGAATCATAACTTGCCGTATTGGTAGCCAGCGCAGCTTGTTGAATTTCAAGACGCAAGCCAACAATGTCCATCGCTCCATTGATGGCCATTGTCGCACCATCAATAGTAAAGCCTTTAGAAGGATCAAGCTGCTCTTCCCTGATTTCCTTGGGCAACGTGCCCTCAATGGAATAATCCTGAAGGCCGTAGTCACTCCCGGAATAACCAAACGAAACGCGAGGAGTTCTAGCGCCAGGGCTACGAGCCATGTTACTGTATTGCATGAAAGATTCCTTAGTAAAGGTAATAATCTTTCCTGCACGAGCCCCCGTGGGAACACGGGGAAACAGGTTCATCCCTACAAACTCAGAGTTTTGAAACCCTTGAGCGATTGCAGTGTTGACGGGGCTGATGCCAGCACGAGCCTGGCTGGGGTTTTGTGCGGGCATGATCAGTTGGGGATAAGAAGGACTTCGGCAATGTCACCAGCGGCAGCGGCAGCGGTGACGGAACGGGCAACGGTAGCGCCAGTGGTTCGGGTCACCATCCGGCCAACAGAATCAAATTCCAAAGCGATGTTTGCGGCAAATGCTGCGCCGGCTTCGGCCTGGGCCGTTCCCATTACATTTGCGGTGATCATGTCACCGCTGACACCACCAAACACAGCAACAGCACCATTGGCGCCAGCGGCTGGAACTGCGCCAGCAAAGTTGATGGCTCGGTTTTGGGTGATGGTAGCCGTTGCCCTGATGGGCAGGCTGATTTCAGCGTAATTACCAACGGCCATGATCAGTTACCTCCTTGGATGGTGATGGCGCGAATTGCATCCTGATAGCTAGCGCCAGGATGCTCAGCTTGATAGGCCAATGCGCTGGCGTGAATCGCCTCTTCATCAGCTCCAGGGCCAAGAACCCCGGAGAACGCAAAAGCCTTGCCAGGCTTAGCCTCATGGCTGCCGTCAGGGGCAGGGGCGTAAGGAACACTGGGGGCCCCGTCAGACTGCCGAGCCTGCGCAACACTGGCGAGGCCGGCCTTTTCGGCAGCCAGAACAGCATCACCAGCCTCAACGCCAGTGGTCTTGCCATCAGCGGCCAGGCGCTCAATCAGAGCTTCATGGCCTGGCATGGACCGGGCACGAACATCGGCGATCCGCTGGCGCTCGGCGGCGGCGCCTTCAGCCCGCAATGATGCGACGACCTCGGGGTTGGCCGCCAACCATTCGGCAGTGGTCTGGGGCGTGGGTTGATTTTCATCCATAGCAAAACGGGCAGGGGGCTGGGTGGATGGGGCAGAGCGCCCACCAGTGGAGGCGCTAGTGGTTGCAGTGAGTTGAGCTATCAGCATGTCCAGGCTACTGATTTGGTCCGCAAGGCCCGCATCAATCGCCTGTTGACCGATGAACATTCGCCCATCAGCCATGTCATCGAGAACACGCTCAACCGATACCCCACGGTTGGCGGCGACATCAGTGACAAACAGCGAGTACAAATAGTCTACTTGATCCTGGATTACTTTTTGGCCGGTTTCGGTCAGCGGGCCATACTGCGATGCCGCCCGCTTGAACTTGCCGGCCACGATCTCGGTAGTCTTGATCCCCATCGCCTGCTCTCGCTGGCTCACGTCCACATGGGTCCCAACCACACCGATCGAGCCAATCTGAGCGGTTCCAGAGTCCAATACCGTCTGGTCAGTGGCAGAGCCTATCCAGACTCCAGCGCTGGCCATTAGACCCTGAACCATGGTGGCGATCGGCTTCACACCACGCACCGCCCGCACAGCTGCGGCTGCGGTCTGGGTGCCGGCCACGGTGCCGCCTGGGGTGTCTGCCAGCAGGATGATGGCCTTGACGGTGGGGTCTGCCGCAGCGGTCTGAACATCACGGGCGAACAGCTCGGTGCTGGTGCCACCTGACATGTTGGTCATCAGGTTCATTCGCTGGGCCAACACGCCATGCAGCGGGATCAATGCCGCGCCGTTCCGCACCTCATAGCCCTGTTGCTGCTCGGTCCCCAGTGGCCGGCCAATCCTGGCCTCTACAGCCGCAATGTCCAGTTCCTCCCCACGGCTGCGGGCCGCGTAGATCCCCTGAATTTCTTCCAGGCGGTTGGGCAGGATCGCCCAAGGTGCATTTAGAACATCAAGAACTGTCATGGGCCCAATCTAATCGGTAGTGCTGTTTGGGTCAGGTGGTGGCACCGCAACCGCAACGGCAGGCATATGCAGACCATCACGCACCCTGGCCGCCATCTCCCTGGCGCTTTGCCGGTGCTTGGTTTCCCAGTCGCCGCCGTCATAGGCCACAACTTCTTCAGCTCGGGTGGTGATGCCCTCCTCCATGCGCTTGGCTGCCGCCATGGCCTCTTTCAACGGATCGAGAGCCCCAGGGCCATCGCCGCACCAGCTGGTCTGGCTCCAGGCATACCGGATGAAAGGGTCAGTAAAAAAGCCTGGCGCCTGGATGATCCCCAGTGCCACGGCATCGGCCAACCACTCTTCATAAACGGGCTGGCATAGCCGCTGGGCCAGCCAGACGCGCTTGATTTGCCAAGTCCGCCAGGCATCCATCAATGCAGCACGGCTGGCGGAATAGGAGGCGTTGAAGGCCTTGGCCAGCACCTCCTTAGGAATCCCCAGGCCCATGGAGCAGATGTTCAGCATCGCCCCAAAAAATGGGTCGAAGTTTGGATTTGGGCGGCCAGGGGTTGGGCTGACGATGCTCTCGCCCGGCATCAGGTTCACGGCGCGGCCGCTCTCGATGGTGCCGTCCCAATTAGCCGCAGCCAACATCCTTTTTCGTTCTTGATCGCTAAAAATAGTCGAGTCTGAAAACGCCTCTGGGTCCATTTGCATAAACAGCGCCAGCGCTGCGCTGTTCACCGCCGCGTCCACTTCGGCGTCGGTGTACCGGGTTATCTGCTTGATTGTGGCAATGATCGGGGCCAGGATCGGCAGCCCACGGGTTTGGCCGGGGCGCTTAACCTCCTTCAGGTGCAAGACATTGCGGCGGCCAGAGCTGCCCCGGTACGGGATCCGTTCCCATGTGTTGGCGGTTCGAGGGATCAGCCGGCCTGGGTGGTAGCGAGAAACCTCGATCGCTACCGGCTCGCCGTCGGCATCACGCTCTACGCCATCAATCAGCGTGGCGGTATTCATCCGTCCATCTGGATTGCTGACCCGGTCAGCCTCAACAAGCTGCACCGTCAGCCGAAACGGCCAATCCTCGCGGCCCTTATCGCCAAGCAGTGCAAACACATCACCGCTGGAATCGTGCGAACGTAACGCCAGCTGCTGCTGCTCATAGAAACACAGCTCGCCATGGCGATCGGCATACGGCGATTTTGCCCACATTCCAAACCGCCGCTCGGTCAGGCTTTGCCATTCGCTGGCCTGTTCATCCGAAAGGCCCAACTCCTTGGCGTCAATTCGGCTTTGCAGGGTGAGGCCGGTTCCAACAATGTGCGAAACCCTTGTCTCGATTGCCCCAGTCGCTACCGGTGCGGTTCGCTCCAGGTCCCTGGAAAATGCCCGCAGATCGGCCAGCTCGTATTCGGCCTCACCGTCTGCATCCAGTAACTGTGGACGCCAGTTGGCAAACCGTGGCGACCGAGCCATTCTGCTGGCGCCGGTCATGCCGCCAAAGGCCATCATCCCGCCATGGCCTAGGCGGTCAAGATCGGCGGGCAGGGCCTGAGCCAGCTGAAGCTTCTTGTTGTTGCGGCGCTTTGCCATCAGAAGTTAGGCCTAGGGGTGAATCCCCGGCCACGGCCATTGGCCCGGCTGCTCAGTTCCTGCACCCTGCGATCCCATATCTGAATCCCTGCCTGAATTTCTGCCAGATCCGCAAGCTTGAGCATTCGATCTCCCATCTTTTTTTCCTGACCACCCAATACCTTGACCTCGGCATCGAGGTAATCATCGAGCCGCGCAGTGGCGATAGCGAGCGTAATTCCTGCCATGCCTAGCATCATACTCACCCAAACCGCCCACCAGTGCCAAATCTGTCATCCTCCCCCCCCCCCGGCGCCTGGGTGCCCAGGGTGCGGGCGAGTTGGGCCCACATGGTGCCTGCTGCGTAGTTGCGTTTCGCCAGCTCCAACATCCCCAAGATGTAGACCTCCAAATCCAACGGCTCGTTTCGGGCCCCCTTCTCATTCCGCCATTCAGATTGTTCAAACCCTCTGCCGTCAATTGTGGTTACAAGTTTTTCGCAAGTTAAACCCTTAAAGTATTCATCCTTTGCATTTTGCCCAAAGTGCATAAATCCCGGCCCTGGTTGCTCAATGTTTAACCTTCCATAGATAGTTCGCTTTAGCGTATGCGTGTTTATCATGTAAAGGGTAACTCCCTTTTTTATCTTGCGACCACGTAAATTTACGTCTTGCTTTGTGCCATCGCCAAGGGTTTTTGCTTTTTTGTCGCTGCCGCCTTTGACTGCTACCACTCCCTCGTTGACCCTTTGGCGGCAGTAGTCATAGGCTTCATGCGTAAAGTGGCCCCCAGTGTCAACCGCTGTTTTGTGAACGGTCATGGTGCCGCCGCTTGCATGATTAAATACAGTCTTTCGAATCACGTCAATCTGCTTCCATACTTTATCTTCTGCTGGATTGCCATATACCTTTTCGTGCCATATCAGCCAGCTTTCCTCGCCCACCCCAAAGCCCTTGACCTTGATCTCTAGCCAGGTGTCCTGAACGTCAACCGCAGCCAGCAACAGCAACACGCCATCTGGACAGAACCCGCTCGGATACGGGTTTGCTGCGGCGCGCTGCATCAGGCCATCGGGGCTCACCTTTGCCGTTGCAGGATCCTCCCAGGCCTCGGCTGCCCGCTTGTTCACCCAGCCCTTCAGGAGCAGGGTGTCATTTTTGGCACGCAGAAATTCATCTCGGATCTTCTCCCAGCTCAGCCAGCCATAGGGGGCATACCAGCCAGGCAGATGAAACCCTGCCGTCTCGCCATCGCCCTTGGCAGTAGCTCCCCACACCCCCCCGGCCAGCATCGCCACCTTGTGGTGCTGCGGCAGGCGCTCACCGCACGCCGGGCACTTGCACCAAACCTCCCCATCCTTTTTGTCCCAAACCATGTGCTCCCAGCGGATCACCTCGTTGGCCCCGCAGCAGGGCATGAACGCGGCAAAGCGGCGGCGGTCGCTGCGCTCCTCAAACTCCTTGGTGATCCGGCACGCCCCCCTGGTGCCAGGGGTGCTGGTGATCAAGGTTTTGCGGTCGGGGAAGTTGGTCTGCCGCGCCTCGGCGTTTTCGATCGGATCGCCCTTATCGTCAATCTCCAGGGGCAGGCTTGACGCCTCATCAACCCATAGGTTCTGGGCCGGCATCCCCTGAGCAGCGCTGCCGCTGTTGCCGCCGATGATCGACAGCAGCATGTCCCCTTGGAACCCTTTCAGGAACATGGCGTTGGCCGCGTCCCGGCTCTTGGTGCTGATCTGCTTTGCGGCAACCGCCGGGGTGTCCTTGAACAACGGGTCAAGCCGTTGCCTTACCTGCCGCTTTGCAAAGCTCTCGGTTGGGAACAGGATCAGAAACGGCGCCGGATCCATGGCAATGGTTCGGCCCAGCCAGTTCAGGCCGCATTCGGTTTTGGCCCCTGACTGGCTGCCGAAGATCAGGATCACGCGCCTGATCTTCTTCTCACGTGGGCTCAACAGGTCCATGGGCTCCCGCAGAAACGGAACGCGATCGGTTCGCCACTGCCCAGGCTCTGAGCTGCTGCGTCTGGTCAGCTGCCGCTCGGCGTCGGCCCACTCGCTGACACTGAGATGCAGCGGCGGTTGAATGGCCTCAATGAACGCATCCTCGTAAATCTGGCCGCCGTCAGGCATGCTGCTTGAGCCCTTTGAGGGCGTTCTCAATCTCCTCTTCGAGCAGGGCCCGCACATCCTCGGGGTTACTCATCGCAGCCAGCCGCGCAGCGTTGCGGGTTGGGATGATTAGCAGCAGGTCCCGCACCTGGCGAGCGAGCTTGGCGGCTCTGGTGCGAACATCCACTTCGGTAACCACCTCGTTTCGATCTCTCAAGGCTCCGACTCTTGCCCGCTCTGCGTCGTAGTGCAGCTTGCGTTTCATGCTGAGAGCGGCGTCATTGATCTCGTCTTCTGGCAGGCCCATGATCAGGCTTTTTAGTTCGCTGTCACTGGGCAATCGATCGGACCCGGACGGAGGCGCAACAGAGGCGCCAGGTTCTGGGGAACTTTTTTTGTGGCTATTGCGAACCTTGACGGCATCCCAAAGGCGGTCGGCAATTTCAGAATCAATCAGAAATGAACCATCTTCTTGAGAAATCACCGCCGGCTTGATTCTGATTTGCCTGGCCTCCTTCACCGTTGGAGCGCTACAGCCCCTGTGCCTGGCGTACTGCGCCTGCGTCATCAATGGCATGTTTTCAGGGCAACCCTTAGCCTTAGCCTTATCCTAACGGCTAGCCTAAGCCTTACAGGTGCTTGAGGCGGGGTAGGGGTTGCTGTGCCTTGCTGGGTGATCGAGTAAGGCTAATTTTTGGCCACTCGCTAGAAAAAAACCGTGGTCCGAATAACC